AAGATTTGATAGATGAACTTGCTAATTATGGATTACAAAATACAGACCGAGCTATGGCTTTTGGATTATGCTTAATACATAATATAGACAACTACAGAATACAAGTAACTGAAAAAGAAGATAAAAAAGATTTAGGTTTTAAATATTATAAAATGGGATACAAAGGTATACCGATGCAATTAAGTTAAATATGAAGAATAATTACACATCAATGCCTGCGTTAATAATACCAGAGGAAGAAAAAACTCCTGAATGGTGTGAGCAGGTTCTAGACTCAATAATTAGTTTTATGTCTTATGATGGAAACAACTATGAAGAAGGAAGAGCTAAAGACATAAGAAATTATCAAATATATAATGGTCAACTAAATCAAGATGACTATGCTTATATTACAGAACAATATGGATTAACATATCCAGCTAGACTTGTAAACTATCCCATCATCACACCTAAAATAGATTTATTAGTTGGTGAGTCTTTACGTAGACCTTTAGATATGAAAGTATCTACAGTAAACAAAGAAGCTGTTTTAAGAAAACATGATTTCAAGGTTGGTCTTATAATGACAGATTTGTTGAAAGAGATACATCAAGAGTTTGAAGAAACACAAGGTATAAGAATTAAAGATCAAGGTAAGGGTATAGCTGTTCCAGAAGATATAGAAACTTATATGAAATATAACTATCGTGAAATGGTAGAAGAGGTAGCGCAAGATGGTTTAGAATATATAATTAATAGATATCACGTTAAAGATATTTTTAAAGAAGGGTTTAGAGATTTATTAGTAACAGGTAAATCCTTTTATAAAACTTACATTAAAAATGGTGATCCATATGTAAGGCGTGTAGATCCAAGAACTATTGTTTTTGATGGCGCTTCACATTCTGATTACCTAGATGATGCTAGCTGGGTGGGTGAAGAAAGATACATGACTGTAAATGAAATCAATGATGAGTTTAAAGAAGATCTTACAGAAAGCGATTTAGTTGAGCTGGATAAAATGAGAAATCTTTATGGTGGTTCTCCTGACTTAAAATATTATAATAGTTCTTTTGATTGGATAGATGCTGGATATGGTAAAGAAACTAGAATACGCGTGGTATCTTGTGAGTGGAAATCTTTAAGAGCATTGAAATTTAAAGTATCAGATAATAAATATGATCCTAATAGACCATTTAGAAAGCTAGTAAAAGATACTTATAAAGCTAGAAAAGGAGAAACTGTTGAAGTTAAATATGTAGATGACATATGGCAAGCTACAAAAATTGGTGGTAAGATTTTAGTAAACGCTACAAGAAGAAGTAATCAGGTAAGAAGTGTTGATGATCCTGGAACCACACCATTGTCTTATGTAGGTTGTATATATAATAATACAACAGGTAAACCTATATCATTAGTTGATTTATTAGATAATATTCAAATGTTATATAACATAGTAATCTATCAAATAGAACTAGCTATGGCAAGATCAGGTGGTAAGGCTGTAGTATACGATGTATCTCAGCTGCCCACAAATGCAGGCATGGATATACAAACAGTCCTTTATCATTTAAAGACTGATGGTATTATACCTATAAACTCCAAAGATGAGGGTAATCAAATTAGTTCATTTAATCAGTTTCAGCAAATTGACTTTACATTATCACAATCTGTTCAGCAACTAATTAATTTAAAAATTATGTTAGAAGAAATGGCTGGACAAATATCAGGTGTTAGTAGACAAAGAGAAGGGGCTGTAGGGCAATATGAATATGTGGGTAACGTACAAAGAAGTGTGGTGCAATCAGCAACAATCACTGAAAGCTGGTTTCAAGCACACTCTGAAGTTAAGCAAAGAGTTTTTGAAAGACTTTGTAATCTTATGAAAATATGTTGGGCTGGTGGTAAAAAAGCTGGTATGATTTTAGGAGACGGTGCATATAAATTTTTAAATGTTTTACCTAATATAGCATTACAAGATTTTGGTGTATATGTTGGAGATAGTGGTAAAGATGATGCAATGAAACAAGTTGTTCAACAATTATCACAAGCAGCATTACAATCAGGAAATGTGGATCTGCTTAATGTTATAAAAGTGTTAAAAGCTGATACCATGACTGAAGCTGAAAAAGTTTTAGAGCAGGGTATGGAGCAGATGAAACGTATGCAAGATCAGCAACAACAAATATTAATGCAACAGCAACAAATGGCTCAACAAGCTAAGGAAGCTGAAATACAACAACAATTAGCATTAAAACAAGTTGATAATGATGCTAAAAAAGATATAGCTAATATAGAGGCTGAAACTAAAATAAAAATTGCTAAGATGCAAACAGATGCGCAGCGTGATATTAATGATGCAAAAGAATCTTCTGCTATGATAAAAAAGGTGGCAGATTCAGAATTAAGAATGAGAGAAAAAAATCAAGAAACCCCTGAAACAACTGTTGGTGAAAAAACAGCAAGACAAGAGCTTGACAGGGCAGTTCAAGATATTTAAAAAATTATTATCTTTGCATTTGGGAACAAAAAATTAAATTAATATGGCAAAAGAAGAATCAAAAATAGTAGAAGCTGTTGAACAAGCAACAGAAACAGAAACACAAGAAACACCACAAAATGAAAGTGATGAAAAGTTTAATCCATTGGCTTTTGCTTCCGATAAACCGATTTCTGAAGAATCAAAAGAAGAAGAGACAACAGAAAATACTGAGGGAAATACAGCTGAGTCTACTGATGGATCTGAAGAAAAATCACAAGAAGAGGAGGGCTGGTCATGGAACAAAGATGAAGAAACTACAGAGACTAGTAAAGAAGAATCCTACAATTGGGAAGGTGAAGAAAAAAAGGAAGTTGAAAGCAATGAGCAAACAAGTTCTGAAATAAACTGGTCTGATGTTTCTAAAGAATTAGGAATAGAGGGTGCAAGTAAAGAAGAAATTATTAACACATTAAATGATTTAGCACAAAGACCAGAGGTTGATACGTCTAACACTCAGGTGGTTCAACTACAAAAATTTTTAGCATTGAATGATAGAGATTTAGTAGGTGAAGAACTAAAAGCTAATGGCATGGATGATGCAGAAATTGAGGAGTCACTAGACAAGCTAGAAGACTCTGGTATGCTTAAAATCAAAGCTAAAGAAGTAAAAAAGGTTATTAACAATGCAATTGAGTCGCACACTAATACCTTAAAAAAACAACAGCAAAGTGCAGCTTCTGCACAAAAAGCTAATGCAGAAAAAGCAAAAAAAGAATTACAAAATACAATCAAAGACATGAATGAGTTCATGGGCGGGAAGGTGACAAAAAAACAGAAAGAAGAAGTATATAGATATGCAACAAGTAAAATGATGGACGATATTTACAGTAGTCATGCCAATGTCGCAGACGTAGCTATGTTCATGCTTTACAGAAAGCAGATTGAAAAAATTCTTCGGACTCAAGGTTTAGAGGACGGCAAAGCCGCTATAATGAATAGTATAGTCTCACCAAACCTTAACACTGGAAAAAGCAAGCCAAACTTTAAAGTAAAGTCTGGTAAGTTTGATCCAAAAGCGTTCATGACAGAGTAAACTTAAATAGTAAGTCAAAGACTGCATAGAGTTGAAAGTTAATTGGACAAAGTAAAATGTTTAATTAATTTAAAAATAAAAAAATGGCTAGAGTTTATACAGGTACCTACGGTTCAGGTACTACGGCCGAGAATGCGTTGAACACAGCTCTAATGCAATACCCAGAGATTGCTAGAACTTTAATTCAACAGTATCCTCGTTATGCTGCGACTTATCTGTTAGAAAGAACAGGAAGATTCGCAACAGAAAAAGTCCTAGGGGACAATTCTTTTGAATGGAAGGTTATGGGAAGATATAACACTCCATCATATTCTAATGGTTGGATTTCATCTGATGGTGTAACATTTGTAGGTAGTGCTGCTGGTTCAGGAGCTGCTGCTGTATCAGGACAAACATTAACAAGTGCTGATGCAAATGGAGATCAATTCTTTTTATCATTTGATGGTGAAGGAATATACACTACTTCAGGATTTGCAAATGCAAGCTTCCTTAATAAATTTGATTTAGTAAGATTTCAATCAGGAGCTACTGCTGTTGTATTGGAAGATCCAATTCAAGATGTAGCAAGAGCTGCTGCAAACAGTGGTTTAGTTGTAACAACTGCTTCTGCTGTTGTTAAATTTGAAATGATAGATGGTGCTGCTAATCCATTACAGTTAAGTGATATTCAAGCGGGATCAATTGTTGCTTCTATTGGATCTGCTTTTCCAAATGGATCTAATGGTGCAGATGTAGGTGAAAACTACGTTTATCCTTCAACACACAAGAACTATTTAACTACAATGAGAAAGAAAGTTTCTGTATCAGGTAAAGATCTTACAGATGTTTCTTGGATTGAAAATAATGGTTCAAGACTTTGGTACTTCACTAAAGAGCAAATGATGATGGATGAGTTTATGTATCAACAAGAACTACAAAGATGGTATGGAAGAAAATCAATTACTAATGAAAGTTCAGGTGTTGCAAGACCAGACGCTATTGTCAGTTCTGCAACAGGATTATCAGGAACATTAGCAACATCTATTGTTACTGGTGATGGACTATTAGCGCAAATTGATTCATCTAACCAAGCATCTTATACTTTAGGATCTTTAACTGAAGATATTATTACTGAGTTTATCGCTAAGATATCTCTTAATGCTACTTCAGCTGAAGGTAATGAGTATGTTGTAATGACTGGTACAGAAGGAAGATTAGCATTTCACAGAGCTATGAAAGACCTTATTGTTGCTCCTGCTGGTGCTTTCACTGGTGGTTCAATGCAAGGTGTAAGTGGTGATGTTGAGTTAGGTGCTAACTTTACTTCATATACTGCATTGGGTAATAAAATTACTATTGCTCACTGCCCAGTATTTGATGATCCAAATTTACATTCTCTTGCTGGTGGAACTAACTCGTTTGGTGACAACAGATTAAAAGAGTCTGCAAAAATGGTATTCCTAGACTTCGGAAGAACATCAGGTGTTTCTAACATTGAGATGGTTACTAAAGGAGCTGAAGGACAAAATAGAAGTATGATTAAGAAGTATGTAGCTGGTATGGTAAACCCTTATGACCAAAGCGCAATTTTGGCTGCTAATGCAGATGACAAGTTTGAAGCACACGTGCTTTCTGAAACTGGTCTTCTAGTTAGAAACCCATTGTCTTGTGGTATATTGAGTGCATCGTAATTATTAACCTTTAAAAATATAACTATGTCTAGAAAAAAATTCATATTCGTCAAAGATGCTGCTAATGATGCAACTTATATTGACGTAGACAGAGTGCATGATTTAGAGGTTACAAGCGCAACTGTATTTAATATTAATGCGTCTGATAATGAAGGTGGAGCTATTAACTTAGCTACAGTTACATGTTCAGACTCTACATTAGCCATAAAAGAACTAGCAAGACTTATGTCTGAGTCAAATTCATCTGATATTATTGTAGCAGATGATATTGCTGGTATACATATGGCACATGTTGAATCAGTTGCATCAGTTGACCACTCCTAATGTTTAATTTAAAATTCTAATAAAATGAAAAAAAGAAAATATTTATTTTTTGCAAACAGCGCTACTGATGCTGCCATCATACCCGCTGATAAAGTTAGAGATTTAAATATAACTGGAGCGAGCGGATCTGCTAAGTTATCTGTTAATTATTCAACAGATGCTGGTGGAGATGGTAGTGTTACACTTGATACATCAGATTCAGATGCTGCTGCAAGAGCTATACAAAGAGCTATTGCAACAAGTTCTGCGTCAGTTATAAATATAGCTGATGATGTAAAAAGTGCATTCATTACTGGAGTAACTGCTTGTAATACTATAACACACTCATAACTTAAATAACTAACGGAGGTCTGTAGAAGATCGTGCCTTTATGCGGGCCTCCTTTTTAATAACTATAATAAATTTAGAAAAATGGCAATAAAATTTGATTTTAATAGACTAAGAACTGCTGTAGATTCATTCTACAAAGCTAAAGACACAGTCGGTGAAGAAGTAGTGCATTTACCTGCTTTAAAAAGTGTAAAGAAGGTAATTGCTTTAGGTGATGCAAATGCAAATATCATTGATGATGATAGCAACTCACTTTATGCTTCAACTGCTGCTGCAACTGCTGATCGTACATATACTTTACCAGCGGCTGCAAAAGGATTGTGTTTTGAGTTTTTAGCTACTGTAGCGTCTGATACACACGCTTATATTTTTGAGGTTCCATCTGGAGCTTTATTAGGCGGTGTATTAGCACAAAATGGTACTGGAACTACAATTGTTCAGTCTGATGGTACAGATACCAAATTAACTGTTAATGATAATGTAGAGCCAGGAACACACTTACAGTTTCGTTGTGCAGATGACACTAACTGGGTTGTTTCAGGTGTTGTATTATCTTCAGATGCTGATCCAGCATTTAGTTAATAGATAATTAGAATTAAGGGGGAGCTTTATGCTCTCCCAAAATTCTTTATATTTGTAATATGAATTTTGTAAATTTTTTAAAAAGCATAGCTAAAGATCCAGAGGCTTGGGAAAAAAAACAAGTAGAGGATTCAAAAAAAAATCAAGTAAGATTCAATATTGGAGGCAAGTCAGGTTTTAAATGGAAGACTGAGTCTGCTAATAAAACTTGGATAGAAAATGGTAAGGTCGTAAGAGACAGAAAAGGAAAAACAATAAGCAAATAAGGAGTATTAATCAAAAAAAGAAAAATGAAACACATAGTATTAATCAAATCAAATAATCCAGGCAAATTTAATTACTGTAAGTTTGGAAATTATAAAGACAGAGAAGGAAGACTTAAAGAACTAATTGATATAAATGGACATAAAGTATCGGGCTTTGAAATGTTTCAAGCTGTGGTATCTTTAGATATTACTAAAGAATATGACAAAAGACTTTATGAGTTTTTAAAAGATCATCCATTAATCAAAGGTAAATTTACAATTGAAGATATATCAAGTAATGAACAGAAAAAAGCAGAAGACTCTATTAAATCAGCAGAAGCTGTAACAACCGCTTCAGAACTTAAAGAAAAAGATTTAAGAGATTTAGCTTTATTAATGGGTATAGATGCACAAATGCAACTTATGTTATTAAAAGCTAAAGTAATACAGTTTGCTAACGAAGATCCAGAGTCATTTATGAAGTCTATTGGAGATATAGATAAAGAGCATAGAGTATTCTTGAAAAAAGCTTTGGCAGAAGATGTATTACAAAAAGTAAATGGAGTATGGAAACATAACACATTAAATATTGGTTTAAATGAAGATCAAGCAATATTGTGGTTAAAAGATAATGGAGATTCATATGCATTGCTTAAACATCAATTAAGAACTGGTAAAAAAGAAGAAACAAAAAGTCTTGAACTTGAAGAAGTATCACAGTCAAAACTAAATGAAAGTTCTTTTATACAAGAAATAGAAAATAGTAAATAATGACATTAACCGAAGCCAGAGCGCAATTAGATATTTTAATAGATAAAGTAGATCAAGCTTATTTTACTGTATTAGAAAAAAATACTTTTTTAAATAAAGCTGGTGTAGAGTATTTTGATAAATACTACAACGCTATGGGTGCTAATCAATTATTAAGAGATAAGCTAGGTTATTTTATTAAAAATATTTTTATTAGAGGTAAGGCTGGAGTTGCTCCATATGATGATGATCCTGCAAGACAAACATATGGTTCTGTAGAAGATTATTTACATTTATTATCAGGAACTGTAAATGGAAAGGTGGCTAAAGTAGTAAGTTGGGAAGATTTTCAATATTTATCTGGAGATAATGGAACAGTAGCTCCTAGTGAAGATCCATATAATAGAGCTGATTATGATCATCCTATAATGACAATAGGACCAACTTTAGCTCAAACTGATCCTAGTATTGATTTTAATCCCAATGGCATATACTATTATCCTCATAATGAGTCGGTTATGCCTGGCGCTAGAACAGCTATACTTTCATATGTATTAGATTCAAGCACAGGAGAAATATTACAAGTAAATATTTTTGATCCAGGAGCAGGGTATGCATCTCCTGCAACTATACCTGTTGGAATAGGATTTACTACAGGTACATCACCTTTAACCACAGGAAGTGGATTGGGTACTGCATCAATTACAGTAGATACTATAGGAGGTCAAGTTGTTAATGTAAATATTATAAATGCTGGAGCTAATTATGGTCCTAATTTACAACTACAAATGCCAGATCCAATTAATCTTACTACAGTAACTAGTTCTGATAGCTTGACAATATCATATGTTAGAGAACCAATAAGTAGAAAAATTACCAATGAATTTGCACAGCTAAATTCATCTATGGCTCATGAAATAGTTCAAATAGCTGCAAGAATGATGTCTGCAGCAATTGAAAGTTCTAATTATGAGGTACAAAATAATGAATCTAATTTGTAGACGAGTTTCTTTTGCTCCCTGCTGCAAGAATAGGCCGAAACTAGAAATAGTGTAAGCCTATTTTTGTTTACTAGATAAAATTAACTAATTTTGTAAAGCGCAAATAATATTCTATGATTACTCTAAACGAAATAGCATACAATATCAAAAACTTAGCTTATGGTGGTAGTCATTCCACTGAAGAGAGTATTTCATTAAGACAAATAAAAAGCTGGATACATTATCATAGAGCTAAAATTATATCAGATAATTTAAACAGAGGCATGCTAACAAATCATAACTTATTTCAAGTATATGATTTATCTGCATACACTTTATTTGATAAAGTAGTAGCTCAGTACATAGATGACTTTACAGCAGATTTTCGTACTGCAGATCCTACAGACGCTAGTCTGTATGGTGATAATGGTGTGCGTTATTTAAGTTTAATTCCAAAACAAGGAAGCGCAGCAAATTATCCTAATCAAATAAAAGGAGATGTACCAGCCTTTTCTGCAATCACATATGATTCTTCAGGAAATGCTCAAAATACTTTAGCTGCTTTTAATAGAACCACTTATGGACAACCACAAAGAGATAGATTGATACAAGGTGATTGGAGAAATAATGGTAGGTTAGTTTTTACTGTACCACAACCATTACCTGTAGATAATTATTTAAGATCTGTAAGAAGTGTAAGTTTGTCTAGAAGAGCTGTTTTAGCTTCTAATCCAAATAGACAAGCAGCAAGTACATCAATAATTAATGTACCTATAAGAACAGGTCAAGGTAACTTATATAACCAACAACCTTTAGCTAAATTTTCTACAACATCTGGCACCAATCAGTTAGATAGAGATATGGTAACAGTATCTATAACTAATTTACAAGTATCTCCTAACTATATGAATAATACAGACGCATTAGATAATAAATCTGTTGTATGGGTTTATAAAGGAGCTTTAAGAGCAATTTTTTCAGATCCTACAAAAGTTGTAGCTAAAAGAACAAAAATAGGAACCGCAACACAATATAGAGATGATATAGATCCATATCCTTTACCTATGGAATATGTTAAAGATTTAATAGAAAGAATATTAGCATTAGAAGTAAGAACTGAATTAAGTATGCCATCAGATTTAATTAATGATGCACAAGATTCTACAAAACTACAAGGAGGTGGGGCTTAAATATAAAGATAAATACACATCTATTAGAGATATATATAATAGTATAAAGAAAAATTTAAATATACCATATACAATATATTATAACATTATTAAAAAATTTTGTATGATATTGATTAGGGATATGGTGGCTAGAGACAGAAAAGTTTATTTACCCAATAGTATGGGATTTATGTATTTAGCAGAAAAAGAACATAAAAGAGCTTTTCATACAAGAGTGGACTATAAAAAAACAAAAGAAACAGGAAATATTGTTACATATAAAGTTCCAATATTAACTGACTTTTATAAAAAAATAATATGGGTGAGACCTACAAAATATAGAAATTGTAAAGTTTTACCTCTTGGTTTTTCCAAAAAAATAATAAAAATAATAAATTTATAATATGGGTACAGAATTAACAGCACAAAGTTTAACAGTAACAATAACAGAAGCATTAGCTGTAGATCATGCAAATGGATCAACAAATGATATTGACTTTGCACAAACATACACACATACATATGGTAGTATAGCAAATGTAAATAAAAGAATAATTAAACTATCAAATACTAATTTAACAGAGATAGCAACATTAGGAACTGCTACAGCAAATGGTGCTTTTGTTAGAGCTGATATAAGATATATTAGAGTAACTAATTTAGATTCTTCAGATGTTTTACAGGTTGGATTAGACGATGAGGCATCGGATGCGGCTTATGTAGAGGTCGCTGCGGATAGCAGTATTATATTTACAGGTACAAAATGTGAAGGAGGTAATGGCGGTACAACTTTAGACAATGCAACAGCATTAAAGGTTAAAGGATCTGCTAATCAACAACTAGAATTATTTATAGCATCAGTATAATATGTATATAGACGCATTAACATTATTTACAGCAGTTGCTAGAAATTTAGGGCTGCCAGACTATAGGCATTTTGAAGACGCTTGGTTGGAATGGGCTTTTGAAGCTGAAAAATTTATAGGCAGTAATGAAACTTATCAGATAGCTGAAGCATCATATACTAAAACAGGAGCAAAAGCATCAGCAACTTTTACATTTACTGGTCAGCCTGAATCAGGAGATTATATAGATTTAAATGGTGCAAGACTATATTTTAGAAATCCCACAGATTTAGGTGGAGCAAAATCACCAAATGAATTAACAATAGGTACAACTTTAGAAAAAACATTAAGTAATAATAGTTCAACTGATTCAGGTCTTTTAGAAAAATTATCTGGAAATTTTCTTAATGCACAAGGTATTTTTGCTCAAGCGCTACCAAATACACCAGCTTTTGTTTATCCTGAAGCAATACAACCTGCAACGTATGCTGTTGATACTACAGCTAAGACACTAACAGTTACAGCAAAAGAAATAGGAATAAAAGGAAATAAATTTGAAGTGGGTGCTAAGTCTAGTAATATTACTGTAGACTCTAATTATTTATCTGGAGGTAAAGGTGTATATGCAAATCAACAAATTAAATTACCAGAAAATTTAATTAAACTCTTAGCTGTGCGTGTTGGATCAACAGATAAAACACATCAACACAAAGAACTTAGAGAAACTTCTTCTATACATACAGGAAGATTAGGTAAAGATGCAAATGATACAATACAAAGAGCCTTTAGATACTATATAGAGGGCAATCGTTTAAATATAGGACATGATAATTTAGATGATATAGTAATATCCTATTTAGAGTATCCAACTGATTTAAGAGGGTGGCCTATGTTTAAGAAGTCACACACAACGGCAGTAGCTCACTATGTAATGTGGCAACATAAATTAATAGATTATTACAATGCAAAAGTACCACAGTATATTATAAAAGATTTAGAACGAAGATGGTATCAATTATGTGCAAAAGCTAGAGGCGATGATAATATGCCTTCATCACCACAGATAAGACAAATAGGAAATATGTGGAATACATTAGTACCATTAACAAATAATAGAGGTTTAATAGATTTCTAGTATGGCTCAAAAAAAACAATTAAGTAGAGTAGAAGGATTTACTCATGGATTAGTTACAGATCCTGATCCAAGATTTCAAATAAAAGGTAGTTATAGTAAAGGACAAAATATAAGACTAACCAATAAAACTGGAGAAACTTTTACTGTAGAAAATATAGATGGTAATTCTTTAGCCATAGATTTATTTAAATTACAAAGTCAATCTTACAATAATGCTACAAACGGTGGTATATTAGGCACAAGACCAGACATAGACACACAAGGTCCAGTATCACCTGATTTTGTATTTTCAGAAATATATTCAGATCCAAATAATACTAATGAATTTGGTAATGTTGTTGGAGAATTTTATCCAAGTCCTCGTAATCCAGTATCAGGAAACCCATACACACCCACTAACACAGGTCCTTCAACAAATAATAGAAATCAAGGAATATTTCCTTTTTATAGAGATAATTTACCTGGACCATCGCAAATTGGAGATGTAAGTATGAACTCAGCTGCTGCAAATCAAGCTAATATTGTAGGAAGCATATCAGTTGGTAATGAAATATATTTAGTTATAGTTATAGCAGGATTTCAAGAAGACACAACAAGAACTATATTTTTAAGATTAATTTTAAACAGTGAACAAAATATAGAAAGAGTTGAGGATTTATTAGTTTGTTATAGTTTTCTAGATGATAAATATCCTGAATTAAATATGGATATAGATTCTCCAATAAGACTTGAGGCTTTAGTTGAAAACGAAACAATAACGAGGCTTTATTGGACTGATAATAAAAATCCATTAAGAACTTTAAATGTTAGGCAAGAGGGTAAAAATCAATTACCACCTAATACATTAAATGTAACACCTATGATGAAGCCATCACAACCAGTTTTAGATAAAACATTGAATGGAACTTTACCTACAGGTGTTTATCAATATACTTATAAATATATATCAGCAAATGGTGGTGAAACAACTTTTTCTCCATTGAGTAATATGTATCATACATCAGAGGAGGGATTTGGCTCTTCAACTGAATATGGTGGATCACCAAGTGGTGAAGTTAGTAGTCAAGGCTTTAGAATAGCAATAGATGATGTAGATCCTAATTTTCAATTTATAGAATTATATGCTTTACTATATGAAAGTTTTAATGTACCACCTAGAGTAGCGTTAGTAGATAGAAGAAATATAAATAATTCTGCTAATAGAGTAACTATTGTACACTCAGAGTTTGATAAAGAAATAGAAAACGGATTAGAAGAAGTTTTAATAGAAACTAACACTTGGGATTTATGTAAAGATATTGCTATAAAAGATAATATTTTATTTGCTGCTAATTTACGATCCAAACAAAATACTATAAGTGAAGAAGAATGGAATGTAAAAGTTTTGAGATATAGGATTAAAGATTTTAATTCTGTAACTGATGCGGCTGGAGCAAAACTTACAAAAGGAATGATTACCAGCACAGATCCATTAGTTAAAACTTATTATAAAGAATTTGGATCTGATACTAGATTACTAATATCTGATACCCTTGCTGGAAATGCTGCTTCAGGAGCGGCTATACATGATTATTTAAATGGTAAAAATTATGGTGATGAGTCTGAACCACAATATGGAACGTTATTTGAACAAAGACCAACAGCAACTAATTTTAAAACAGAAAAAGAATATAGGTTTTTACAAGATGGATTAACATTAGGAGCAGAAAGCTATGCTTATGGTGAAAACGAATTAGGAGGATGTAGATTGAGTTTTGGTGTTAAAGAAAAAGTAGCAGATATAACTACAAATGATGGTTTAGAACCTTATATTAATTCTATACAACATGAAGATGATGTTAATGGATATCAAACTGATGAATTTGGTGTATTAATACAAAGAGATTCTAACAATAAATTATCAGCCTTAATTGATCCTACAGATAGTGCAAGTGGATTAAATAATTTTGAAGCAACACAAACAACATTTAGAGCATCTATGAATTTAGGGGGATCAAAAGATCCACATTTATCTGGAAATCAAAGAGGATATCAAAGAGGAGAATTTTATAGATTTGGAGTACAGGTATATGATTTGAATGGTAGTCCTGGTAATGTACTTTGGATTGGAGATATACAAATGCCTGAAATGTACGATGTGTTAAGAATGATAAATGTAGATTATTCTGAATCACTAACAGTTAGAGGTTTTGATCCTTTAGAACATAGTTATAATTTATCTTATATGCTATCAGGATCATATACCCCACAAGATAGTTTTTTTAATGGTGGAGATGCCGCTGGAATAATTTCTCATCCAAGAATAAAAGATCATAGATTAACACATATATATGGACATTCAGTTCCACCAGTAGATGTATGTTGGTTTAGTGGTGTGGGGCCTAGTTCAACACCAAAAACACAAGCTTATATATATTCTAATGGCGTAAAAGTAGGTGAACCTATTACATCTACTGGAAATTATCCTCATGATAAAAATCCAGCTGATCAAACAGGAAGTATAAGAGCTAAATTTTATCCAGGATATGCAGAAGATGATTCTGATATTGAAAATCATAATGACTTTCATTATTTATATGATTTATATGTTAATTTTGAGTTTATTATACCACAAGAAGTTTGTAAAAAAATATCTGGGTTTAGAGTTGTAAGAGCTGAAAGATTAGAAACTGAAAGAAGAGTTTTACAACAAGGTTTATTAAATCAAACTATGAAATATGGATGGCCAGCTAATCCAAGTGTAAGTGCTTTAGAGTCTGGTTATGCATTTGGATCACAATTTAGTGTTAGTGATAATGAAAATTTTAAAGGTGATAATAATCCTTCTTTTCCATTTGTTAATGATCCAAACACACCACCAACATTTATAGAATATGATAGCTATTTAAATGGTTATATAGGATTAGCAGAAAATGCACATCTTGCAAGATATGTAAAAAATAGAACTAGTGGAAAATTAACTATAGGTGGTATTAGTGCGGGCGAAATAGGAACTAGAGCTGAATATGAATCAGGTTTAGCTAGTTTTGGTTCTAATAAAAACAGTCATAATTATAGAACCTTGACACCTACAGATCGTTCACAAGCTGGTCATGTAGGAATGGGAGCGCCAGGACAAAAATCTATGCATTCTGCATATTTTGGTAGTTATGAAAAATGTCAATATGGGAATATAGGAGATTTACCCTCAGGAAGTCCTAGACTTAATAGACAAGCAAGAATACCAGAAAAATTATTTACATTAGATGCGCCTGATAGTGCTTTTGGTTCTTTACCATATGCTTTTAGGGAAGGTGATATCTTAAGAATAGACACTGTTTTAAAACTATCCGATGAAAGTAGATATGCAGACCAAACACTGCCTTTAGCAAAAGATGATGGAACTTCTGCTCAATTTACTATTCCAACTAACTATTTTAATCATGGAAATGGAGGTGGGGCTAGTGGTAATGCAACGTCATTTGCATCATATAACTTTAGTGGAACTGAAACTGACGCATTAAGATTTGCTTCCAAAAGAAAAATAGATTTAAATGAAAACTATGGTTTATTAATAGGTAAATATTATAGTTACGAAACATATTGGGGTATTGGTATGGAGTGCGGTTTAGGTCATGCTTTTGGTCATGATTATACTGTACCTTGGGATTTGAAAGATACAGCAAATCCAAAAGAAGACTATAGACAATATAACACAATAGGTTCAGCAATTGAAATTTCAACAGGAGCTATTATACCTGGATCTCAATTTAAAGGTGTAGATGAGTTTGACTTAGGGGAGTGGTCAGGTTTTAGTAATAATACTTTAGGATTTATAGAAGATTATCCTTGGTATGGACAATATTCGGTTATATTTCAAGGGTTATATGTAGATAATGGACAAGGAGCAAATGAAGATGATATAAATTATAATACCGCATCAACTATGCAAGAAGGATTAAGAACTATAGTTTTATCAGTGGATAAAAATCCTGATGGATTAGATGGTAGTAGATATAATTTTCATCCAAGAAATGTATCAATGATATTACAAAATCAAGGTTTTTTTAGTAGAGATAGTGCAGGTACTGCACAAAATTTAAATAATGTTGCCACTAAAGATTCTTATGTTTTAGGCAATAGCCAGAGCGCCGAAAGTTCTAATTCATATATTCCTTTTAAATATTTATGTTCTATAGTAAGAAAAAACATACCTTGTGGTGGATCTTCTATTCAAGGTATAGAGGCAACAAGATATATTCCATGTGGTAATTTTCATCCAGTTAGACCAAGTGAATTGATTGATAATAATATAACACATCAATTTCATAATTCTAAAGTATTTGGTGGTGATACATTTGTAAATTTATATTCACATCAGAAAACAAGAACTTCATATATGCCAAATTCATATGCAAGATGGCAAGTGTTCCCTGTAGAGTCATTTACTAACACTGATATGCGTGGTAATTTAAGTTTAAATGCAGGTGATACTATATTAGGTGACCAAGAAGCTCCACCATCAAATGATTGGGACTACAATGAGGTTTATTCACAAGAAAATAATATTAAATCAGGTTTAGTTATTAATGAAAGAATTGTTCAAACTGCGCAAGACTTACCTTATGAAATAGCATACTCTAACACTAAAGTATTAGGTGAAATTGGTGATGCGTTTAGAATATTTCCAATAAATCAGTTTCATGATATGGAAGGGCAGTTTGGAGAAATTAACAGAATTATAAACTTTAAAAATGATATATATGTTTTACAAGATGAAGGCTTTGCTAAACTACTTGTAAATCCATTATCTGTAATTAGCGATGACACAGGTCAAAGTTTATTTACAGGTACAGGAGATACTGTAGAAAATCATATTTATATATCTACAAAATTTGGATCACGACACACGCATAGTGTTCCAACAAGCGAACAGGCCTTATATTTTGTAGATTCAAGATTTGCTAGAATATTTAAATATGATACAGAAAAATTAATTTCATTAGGAGATTCTTTAGGTATAAGATCAGACCTTACTAATATTATAAAAGAAGAAGGTGATTTAGATTCTTTTGTAAAAGGGTATAATAATCAAGCTGCATATCAAACAGGAAACACTAGAAACTATGCATCTGATAATCCTTTAAAAGGGTTGGGTATAAACTCTATATTTGATCATAAACATAAAGAGTTAATGATATGTTTTCATAATAATAAACTTGAATATGATAGCAATGGTAATTATGAAGAAGCGAACTATGTTGGTATGAATGTAGTTTATAGTGAAGGTTTAAATGCTTTTACTTCATATTATACTGCTTATCCATTTTTATGGATTAATGGAGATCCTGGTATTTTTACAACACAGACAGAGCATGATGTAAAATTATTAGTAGATGAAAATGCTAAAACAGAAGTATATAAAAACTTACTAGCTGAACCATTAAAATTATGGAAATGGGATAGTTTTGGTTTTAAATCAAGGTTTTTTGGTAGACAATCAGCTGCTGTATTAGAAAAAACAATATCTGAAAATCCAGAAAGTGTTAAAGTGTTTGATACAGCAATTATAGCAATGACAGAACCATTAGGATATAATCCTTCTATAAAATTTAAATCAGAAAATTTACCTAACTATGTTGCTTCGTCTATACCTGATCGTAGATATAGAGAAGGACAACTAAGATTTCCTTTAAGGGGTAATTTATCTGGAAGTAGAACTAGAGGTCAATATTTGAAAATAGAGTTCCTATCAAGCAGTCCAATTAAATTTAATATCTTTGCAATAATGGCTAAATACCGTAAATCTTATAACTAATGGCATATTCAGACGTCTTAAGAGCAATGCAGCAATATGGTAGTTTTTATAACTACGGAAACTTTGAGTCTGTAAATCCATATTCAAGTGAAGCATATGGAACTAACATAAGCGGTATTTTATCTGAAAATCCAGAACCTATAAATATTGTTGAAGAAACAGAAAGATTAGGTTCTAATTTAAGTGATGTAGATAAATTTTTATTAGGTGTTGGTCAGGCACAAGTAGGATCAACAATAGGTAAAAGTTTAAAAATTGGTAAAGAAACTCATGGTAAGTTAAGTGATTTTTTAGGAGCTGGTAGTTCTATTCCAAAAGGAACAATGAGTGTATTTAACCCCACTACAGGACAAGGTATGTCTTTAGCACCTGGCTCTACAGTCCCTGCGGGATTTGAAGTTCAAGATGTAGCTAGTGGAGCAAAAGGTTTTGATTTAGCCTTACCATTAGCATTATACTCTGGAACAAGAGATCAAAATCCATATGAATATTCAGATTTAGAATTTGCTGGATCTATAGCTTCAGGAGCATCATTAGGTGCAAAAGTAGCAGGAGGTCCTGGTGCAATAGTCGGAGCTGTATTAGGTTTAGGTTTGGGTTTATTTGAAGAAGATAAAGCTGATAAAAAAAGAAAAAAACAAATTAAGAAGTACGAAAAAGCTTTAGATGAAAGACAACAAAATATTAGTGAGGCTATATTAGATTTAAGAAGTAAAAATGAAAGTATGAAAGAAGCTTATGCTTGGGCAGAGGAATCATCTAAATATCAAAATCAATATGGTGGTAATATAGGTATTATGAAAGATGGGGGTAAAATGAAAAACCCCTATGATCCTAAAAGCTATAATAATGGTGGATTTTTGGGTGGTTTTTTTAGTGGAATAGGACAAGGGGTTGTACAGCTTGGTGAGGGTTTAGGTAAGGTTTTAGATGATATATATTCTGGTATTACTGGATATGATGATTCTTATTATGAAGATAGAGGTGTAGTAGATGAGCAAGGTAACAAGGTATATACAATAAATCCAGACGGCTCACTGAATCTTCAAACAGGTCAAAAAGGAACAATAGATCTTTTAGGTAGAAGTGTATCTGAAGAGGGCAGTGGTATTCAAGTAACAAAACCTGGAAGCATAAAAGCAGAGCCAATACAACCAGTTTTACCAACTTATAATTCAAAAGACGTTTCTAATAGAGTTAAAGAAACAGGTAGAATAAAAACTGGACCACTATTAGATCCATTTTTCAAACAAAGTAAAAATTATGATTCAGTGGGTACAGAAGATTATAGATGGGATTTAGATAGTCCATTAATTAGAGAAAACGTAGAAGTTTTTCAAAAAGGTGGACAACTTAAAAATATTGTTGCAGAATTTACAGGTAATGAATTAGTTGTAAATGATCAAAATGAAGTAGAAGCTGGTTTAGCTTCTGGTGATTTTAAAAGAGCTGCAGCACCAATAAGAAAGGCTATGGGTGGTAAAATGATTACACCTGGTCAAGAAACGCATAAATCTAATCCGATGCCTGTAGACAATACAGGAACTATATATTCTAAAAAAGGAGTGTTACCATTTAAAGTAAAAAAAGGAGCGGGTATTTATGATCATGCAACAGATCAATTTAAATCTAATATGGATGATAAAGAAATAGCTATGGTTGCAAAGAAAAATATAAATAAGTGGAAAAAAAATAATATGGCATAATGGCAAAACCTGGAAAAAATTTAGTATCAGAAAAAGAAATATTTGATTATTTAATGACTAAGCCAGGCATGACTGAAATCAAAGCTGCTGGTATAGTTGCTAATATAGCAAAAGAATCTATGTATTATTCTGATGCAGTACAAATGGGTGATGTAGAAAATCCAGGCATAGGATTATTTCAATACACTTTAAAATCAAGAAAAGATGCATTTTTAGAAGCTGTACCAGACTGGGAAACCAATTGGAGAGGACAAATAGATTTTGCCTTTGAAGAAAATGAGTTTAAGTCTTATATGGAACAACCATATAATTCTGTTCAAGATTCTACTAGAGGTTTTATGACAACTTTTGAAAAACCAAAAGATCAATCAGAAGAAGAAGTACAAGATAGGTTAGATAGATTATATAAATCAAAAAATATACAGGATGATTTAAAAAACCTACCTAAAGTTGATTCACAAAAGCAAGAGGAAAAAGTAGATAAATTTACAACTACTCAGCCTATTATTGATCCTTCTACAGGTGAAACAATAGGTCAAAGTGGTCAAGGGCCTACAACAAGTGAACAAACTGGTGATGTTTTTATACAAGAAGAAACAATACCAAATGTTGTGCTACCTGAAGTTACTGTACCCGAAAATAAAAAAATTATTGAAAATCAAACCACGGAAGAACCAACTACAGTAGAACAGGTTACAGACGAACAACAAAATGAAAAAAAACCATCTTTAAATTTATCTGGTCAATTAGGTAATGTACTAAAAGCTGCTAGCAATACTTTAGATAGTATTGGTGGTCCTTCTACCATAATATCATATATACTTGGTAAAAAAGGATTAACTGATGCTATGAAAGAAATAACTCCACAAAAAAGAGCAGAGTTATCACCTCTATTTTATCAACACTTAAGACAATCTAGAGAGCTAGCAAAAAAAGGTTTTCATCCAGCAGAAGAAAGAGCAATACAAAAAGAAATAGATAATGCTTATAGAATAGGATTAGATAACGCTGTTAGAGGTACTGGTGGAGATAGGGCTAAATTTTTAGCACAAAGTGGTATTCTTGATTCTAAAAGATCATCTGCTTTATTAGAGGTAGCAGCACAAGACGCAGAACTTAGAAGACAAAATCAAGACTCATATGCAGACTTGATGATGTTTAAAGAAAATTATGATCAACAAAGATCAGAACAAGAAAGAACAGAAGATATGCAAATGCAGTTGGCTAATAAACAAGCAGCCACACAGTTTACATCGCAAGCTTTATCTAATGTTTTATCTGGTGTATCTGGAAACTCTTCTATTATGAGACAAATTATGAATAATTATTTATCAGGTTCCCCACAAAATAATCTTGGATTAGTTAATCAATTTGAAAAGAAAAAATAATGAGTTTAGATTTTGGATATTATAGTTCACTTTTAGGTCCATTGCAAACTGCAAATCAATTGCAGAACACAAGAATGCAACAAGAGATGCAGGCTATGCAGCTTTTGCAAAATGTACAAAGACAAAAATTAGCCGAGACAAAAGAAAGAAATGCAGTTCAACAATTTATAAATCAAGCTCAAACTACAGCTGATGATGTTTTATTTGTTAAACAACAAATAGGTGATGAAAGAAGGTCGGTAAATTTTAGAAGACAAAAAGATGTAGACGATTTTTATGATTGGCATGCTTCACAATCTGGTTGGAATGAAATACAAGATGTTATAAGAAAATATGGATCAGTTTCTAATGCTAGAGCATACGGAAATTTAGATTACTATATGCAAGAATATAAAAGTAATTTACAAGGAAATCCTGTTTCTCAAAGGGTTAATAAAGTTAGACCTGATTTAGAAAGATATATTTTAAGCTCACAAGATCCAGAAGATGCACAATTTGTAACAAAAGGTGTACATAAAAGATTTAACTCATGGTTAGATGGAGAATCAGATGACTTTTACTATGCTGGACAAAGAACAGATTACTTACCTAATGATCAAGAAGAGTTAGATAAAATATATCAACATAAAACTTATGGAACTAATATTACTTTAGAAGATATTATTTCAGTAAATAGAGGTGCTATAATTAAAGATATAATGAACGATAAAGGTATACCCCTTAGTGAGTATAGTAACTTTGCTAACACCATAGGAGAAGAAGAAATGAAACAATTTATTATTGATGAATTAGGTGTAGATGATTCTATTACAGGAGGTACAGCAATAGGTGGTAAACAATACTTTAGTAAAAACGCTATAAATACAACTTTTGCAAATGAAATAAAGTCTAGTTTAGATGCTATAAATCAAGCTGGTATTAATGACTTAAATTCATTTATTGATTTAACAACACAAGGTGTTGTAATAGATGGTAAGCGTGTTACAGATATAAATACATTATTTCAAAAGTATAGTGGTGGAGCTATATATGATAATTTAGAT